TTGTCATTAGTATTATCAGTGATATCAAAGATAATGAATGAGTAAGAAGATAATGGGAAACCATCAATGATTGGATTCTCAATATCATTAGTGTGAACATTGTCAAATGCTGGATTCAATACAAATTTCACGTTAGCCAAGAATGGGATAACATATGAAGTGTATGCAAATCCAAAGTTCAAGTCCATACCTTTACCAGTGATAGCACCTATATCAGCAGCTTGAATCAATAAACCAGAAGATACTGCTTCACGTTTGATAGCCTCATTTACCATTCTCATACCACCCATACCAGTTTGTACAACTAATGAGCGTTTTGGATCTGGACCTTGGAATTCAACTTTACCATTAAAGAAGTTGTAGATCTCACCACGGAATAAATCCAATGTGAAGTTATTCTTGTTGTAGATTCTTTTGAAAGAGTTATCTAACTGTTTCCAAAGACCCACTGACAATCTTAAATCATCTGGACCATCTTGTTTGATTCTACCACCTTGTCCCCACATCAAGTATGTCTCAATATCTTGAGCAATCTTAGATAAGTGAGCAGATTCCATTGTAGTTAAGAAAGTTCTAGATAAATCACCATTGTCAAAAGCTTTTTTAACTTTGTCTTTACCTAATGTCTTAACCATATCATCTAAGCTATTGATTGAAGGATCATTTAAGTTTGTATCAAATGTTCTCCAGATCTCAGTTACAGGAACTGTACCATCTGCATTCATACCACCTTTGATCATTAAATCTGCTCTAGAAGAAATAGAGTAATGAACGTGAGCTTCAGCACCTCCTACAAAGTTGTAGAATTCACGGAAACCAGCTCTAGTTTGGATGTCAGAGAATCTCTCACCATACTCACCACGAGCAGAACCTTTACGGAATACTTTAGTACCATTAGCTAAGTACTTGTTATCCAAGAACTTGAAGTTATCATTATTTACTAACTGTACGGTATAGATAAATCCATCACCTACAGGTAAAATATCTTCAGCTGTTACATAAAGTTCAACACCGTTATATTTGTCATATGTGAACATATCACCATGTCCAAACTCACGTCTGTTTAACTTTACTCTGAAGGTTGATCCTTCAATTCCTTTGAACTCATTATCTGGTTCAATGTCCTCAATAATGTAAGGAAGATCAATAGACACAGGAGTCTGCCATCTATATTCACCTCTTGCATTATCAACCATAATTACATTTTTTCCGCCAAAAGAAGACATTTGGTATAGGGGCATTTCAACTTTTTGAGCCATAGCCCATAAGTCTACTGGACCTAAATCCATTGGTTGTGCATCTTTCAACATGTTTACTAAGTGGTAAGAATCCACATGTGAACTTGCATTGTATGCAGTATCACGCAGAAATATACCATTGTTTAAAACTGGAGTTGCCATTTATATTTATTTATTAGTTACTTATTTAAAATGTACGTCTGAATATATTAGTATTCTGACGCTGTATTGTTTTTTGTGAAGATCCAGGTTTTTTAGTATCTGTTGCTCCAGTATTAGTTGAAGAACTTGAAAGTTTTCTTGACTCTTCAGTCTTCAATGCTCTCACAGTTTTTTCAACTGATTCTTTATTACCTACTTCTTTTACTCTATTTCTGTATCCTTCTGGATCTTGTAATAACCAAAGTGCTTCAGCAATTAACCCATGATTAGGTTCAACAAACTGATACTTCTCTAACAAGTGTCCTAACAAGTTTGTATTCTTACCTGATATAGATGGGTAGTTAGGTTGCACCAATCCAGAATAAAGTAAGCTTTGTACTTTCTTATCCAATTTAAGTCCAGCAAGTTCACCCGCTGCAAGTGTATTATACACACTATCAGTATAAGCTTTAGCTTGTTTTTGTTGTTGTTCTTTTTTGTGCTCTTGTTCTGCTAACTGTCTTGCAACAATTTCTTCTTGCATTCTGTCTAACTTAGGTTTAAACTGATTAGCTTTTTGTTCAAGCTTATTCATGTCAGCCCAATCTTGAATCTCTGATTCAATTTCTTCAGCATTTCCAAAGTTAGTAGCCCAAAGATATTGTCTAGCAATTTCTTCTTGGTCACCTTCATTAGAAGGATCTAAGTCAATGATCTCTTCTACATGCGCCAGAGTTCTAAAAAGACCCTTTAAATCTTGTCCGCCATCAGCTACATATTTAGCAGCAATTTGAAGTTCTTCAGGAAGAGCATTAAAAAATTCTTTAGGAACTTTTGCCTTTACAGCATTTTCTCTTTCTTGAAAATTTGCTTCAAACAATTCTCTAAAATCTTTAGTACTGTACTCTTCTAAAGCTTTATCATCATCAAAAGGAATTAGAGTTCCTTCCTCAATCATTTTTTGTGCTAGATCATAAAGACCTTCTTTATCTACTTTAGGTCTTCCTTTTGTCCCAGCTGTTTCTTCTTGAGAAATTAAATTATCTAACTCAGCAATAGTTTCTTCAACTTCTGCTTTATCCTCTACTGCTTGAGCTTTTTCTTTTGCAGTACTTGTTGTATTGTCAAGGAACGTAGTGTCAATGTTTTCTTTGGAGAACATGGTTTTAGGCTTACTTTCTTCAGCTGTCTTACCATCTTCTGGTGTCATGATGTTTGCTGCACCAGGATTACCAAATAATTCATCAATGTTTACATCAACTTGCTCTACCGTTGTAGAATCTTGAATGTCATCAAGATTAGTTGCATCTTTGTTCATGTTGTTGGTTTTGGTTTATAATTTAATATAATAAATAAACTTGATAAATTTAAAAGTCTTAAAAACATTTTTTGCATTATATAGCTAAGCTTATTCTTTTTCATCAAATTTGTTTTTGTTCTCTCTGGCAATTTCTAGTTGTTTATTAGCAATTTCTTTTTGAGCTTGTATTTTTTCTCTTTCAATTTGATTCTTTTGAGAGTCATTATTTTGTCTATTAGTTTCTTTTTCTCTCTGAAGATTCATTTGATCTTGAAACTGTTCACTATCTTTAATATCTTTCATAGCATCAATATAATCAGATTGCATGTTTTGGTTTATATCTACCATAGAGCCCATACCAGCAGCTCTGATTTCTGCAATTAAAATATCTTTCTGTCTATTTTTTTCATCCCTCATTTCTTCAGCATCAATCTCCATTTTCTTTTGTTTTTCTTGAGACTCTATTTGCTGTTGTTGCATTTCTTGTTGATGTTGTTGTTCTTCTTGTTTTTGTTTTTGTTGTTTCTCTTCAGCAGCTTTAAGTGTATTATTAACTTCAGAGACAGTATCTGCTTGCACAAGTTTTCCTAAATCATAAATAGTTGCACCAGTAGTATTATTAGTCATAGCCATTTGTTTCAATTGCTCTAACACAGCTCTATGATTTGCTGTAGTGGTACAGAATATATTAAGATCTCTCATTAATAAGTCTGTCCCATTTATTTCAAAGTTTACTTTTTCATCTGTGGATGTGACATAGGAAAGTCTAGCTGACGGTTTTGTTGAATGATAATATTGTGCAAGATCTGTTCTCATTGTATGTACTCTAGGCATTAAGTAATCACAGTGTTGTATAAAGTATACTTCTGTTTGTGCATATGATGCTGATGCAGCTTGCTCTACCCCTGTAGCAGTCATTTGAGATAACTGTTGTCCCAATCTTTGAGGATTAATCCCAATTACATCATATGCTTGTTGCTTAAAATGTTCTGATAATTTAATCCTTGACATTAACCTGTTAGTCTGTTCTAGATCTAATTTCTGGAAATGTTGGAAGCTTAATGGGTTTTCTGTATTTGTAATAGATGTATCAAGCGGTAACATCTGGAAATTTTTCATAGCAACATAAGCTTTTGCTAAGTTGTTTTTTCCCCAGTCTTCTCCAGCAGAGTGTCTCGGTAATGCATTTTGATCAAGTAATATTACAGTACCTAACTCATCAACTAGTATGTCAGCTATTTGATTGTTTACAATATTGTATCCGATCTGATATGGTTTCATTAAATCCAACAAAGATGTTGACTTAGTATTTCTATCAGAAAACACAGCTCCTTCTACAGGAAGCTTACAACCATACAAACTATTGTCACCTTTAAATTGAAATCTTAATGGTCCAATATGGTTTTTATCTATACCAATGTATAGTGGAGAAAATCCTCCAGGATTATTCATACCCCAGAATGAAGGAATATTAGGACCAATTTTTACACCACCCCAAACTTCATTAATCCATATCCAGTCAATGTGCTCTCCATATACAAGAGTCTCTTTATTTTTATTCTTAAATAGTCTTGTATCATAAATTGGATTATCTGTTATTTTATAATCTTCAGTTATAATCTCATTAACAACTTCTCCGTTTTCTTTTATTTTTGTTAAGTGACCAACTTTTCTTTGAGATTTCCAATAGCAGGTTGTAACTCTTAATAAATATGCTGTACCTTGATCATAGTAATCTTCTCCTTCAGAAAGAATTTGATTGACTATATCTCCACCATCATATACAGAACCAGCCATCATTGTGGTATATTGTCTATATGCTAATGAAGGCATATTAGTATTCCATTCATGAGACTTAGTAGCATCATAAAATGTACCATCATTTTGACCACCTATTGCATAACCCGCAGATCTAATTGGGTAGACTGCTTCTAATGCTTCATGTTGTTCTTCTGTAAGTATATAACCATACTTATCAATTACATCAGCTACAGTCATCATGTCTACTTTACCTACCCAGTTACCTTGAGAAATATACCTTGCATCAGGAGACTTGTGATAGAAAGTAACAGGAGGATTCCATAGTTCTACTTCATAGTCATCTTCCATCATTCTAAAATGCCAAAACTCTCTGTCTGTAATAAGCATATCTCTGAACCCTCTTTCTTCTAGCTCATCCATATGGAATCTTTCAACATCTACTTTATGTTGGTGAGAAGCCCATTGTTCTACAAGAGATCTGTAATTTTTTTTAAAGAAGCCTTCTATTTCAGGTAATGATTTAATACTTTCTGGAGCCGTTTGTTGTTGTGCTTCAGGAGAGTTGGGATCCAACCCTTGTTCTAATAAAGCAGCTTGTATTTTATTAGTTGCATCTGACATTAGAGTATCTTCTACCATCTTTCTTTTTTGCTCCATCATCTCATTATATGAGAAATCATCAATGGCTCTGTAAGTAAGTTTGGTAGATCTTTTAGCAAATTCAGCTACAAGAACATTAATAACATTTGGGATAATAGGATAAAACTTTAACTCTAAAGCAGACCAGTCTTCTCTAGTTAATACATCAACAATTTCTTTCATTTCATTGTTTTCTTCAACTATATAGTCTGACTTGTCTATAATACCTTTAGCAAGCTTATAGTTTTTCATCAGCCTCCGTGCATTTCTACGGATTTGTTTTAACCCATTCCACTCTAACCAGTCAAGATTCCAAGCTGCCCACTCTTCATCTTTTTCCTTTTTAGGAACAAATTGTAAAGGTTGAGTAATACTACCCATTCTGTTATGAGATGCCTTTGCTCCTTTTTTGAGCTGCATAGCGTTAAATACTTGCATAACTATTTTATATTTTTAAATGGAGATCTTTTTACATTTTGTCCTCCTGATGAACTACCTGAAGTCCTCCCCATATGACGGAAAGGACTACTGTTTAATTTAAACAAATTTTCTGACTTCTGCAAGTTTTTGGCTGCATCATCCATGATGACTCTCTTAGCATAACCTCTGTTTGCTTGCTGTATTCTCATGAATGCAACCAGTGCACAAAATGCTACAAGCCTATCCACATTGACTCCATCTGAGTATGCACCCATTTCTTTTAGCAACATAATATCTGGTATCCTTTCAATACCATATTTAGTTCTTACAATAGTACCATCAGATTTAGTTTCAACATCTAATTCTTCTTTAGTATATTCTATAGCATAACTTAATAAGTGAGCTTTGAATAATGTTCCTGTATTCTTCCAACCATACTCTTGATATACTGAATTATTAGAACCAAGATCTTTTAAGAACATTATTTGACTTTTTGGTACTAAGTACTTCTGCTTCTTTCTAGAGATCATGTACTGGATAAATAATGAGATGTTATTCTCAATTACTGTCCAGGCATTATACCATTCTATTATTGTCTCAAGTCTTTGGTGAGTTTTATTAATATCATCAAACCTTCCGCACCAAGCTGCTACAATTTTATCTGGTTCTATATATGTTTCAGTTTCTATACCTGTAACCTTTGTTACTTCTACAGGAGCTTTCATTATATATATAGAACACAAAGATTCAGATGTAGTTGTTTTACCTTCAGCTACGGGGTCAATAGAAGCATAGTACATTCCAAAGTTAGGATTCTCAACGGGTCTTTCCCATACTACAAGAACTCCTGTTTTATCTTCAGTATTTTTTGTAATTGGAAATTCTGTAATTGGTCTTTTATTACTATGCTCAGGAAGTATCTTTCCATTGGCATCTCTACCTAAATCTAAGAACTCATATGGGTAATCTTTATCTTCAATTCTTCTTTGTTGTGCTGTTACCAAATGCATTGGAAACTTAGATACTGTTCTGTTAGCAAAAGCTTCTTCAATATTTCTTGGATGCTGAGAAATCCTTAACTGATATGTTTCCGGATCAAGTTCTTTTTTCCATTTTTCAAACTGATCATCTAATGCTTCTAATGCTTCTTGTACTTTAGAATTTCCAAAGTTATCAATATAGGGAGGCATAGACCATTGCTCAGGTATAAATAACCCAGATTTTCCTACAGAACCTTTATTATCTAGCAAATCAGTTTCTACAGAGTATATATCATTTTCAGTTGGATACAGAATCATTTTTCTTAATGGTTCACATTGAGATAAATCCCCCACTGATCCTGCTGCAATAAACATACCTGTAGTAGTTAAACCAGATCTCATTGCAGGACGCATATACTCATATGTATTATTCATTCTTGGAGCAATACCAGCCTCCTCATGGAAGAAGTACTTAACCGGACCCCCTACACCATTTGTTGGATCTTTCTCAAATGACATACCTTGAATAGTACCTTTAAGACCTACTTCTGTTTTTCTGTCCCCTCTCCTTACCTCAATCTTCTGTTGCCACATCATCACTTTGTCTGGAGACATAGGTCTATACCATGCTGTATGTTCATTAAGAAAAGCCGCGTACTCTTGTAAAAACTTCCAGGAACCTTTCTCATTAATGTAGTCTTTAAGGCTGGCACCAATCTTTAGAGTAACCCCTTCTTCAAACCATTGCTGGTTAAGAAGTTTAGCCATGTGATAATAAGAAGAAGCTATCTGTCTTTTCTTTAGAATAGCTACATGGTTATAATTTAATTCTGATAGTATTTCATAAAGAGCCATGTGATATTGAGCATCTCTAATATCAGCAAAACCAAACTTTTGTATTTCTTTGTTGAAGATGGGTAAGAAGTTTAACCACATATAGTAGTCTCTAGTCATATACCAGACTTTACCTTTTTCTTTAATCAAGAGTCCTCTTCTGCATTTTGCTTTCTGATCATCCCAGTATGTTATAAAATCTTTAGATTTAAAAGGAGCTGTACAATAAACTTTGTCTTTATTAAACTTTGCAGATTCTTGTGTAAATAAATTTGCGGTAGTATCATTAAACTCATACTTACCAGGTTCTTTAAAAACATTGGTTAATAAGTATTCATAGAATTCTTCTCTTGAGTTAAAGTCAGTAGAAGCCCATGTACCATTATCCCATGTAGGTATGTCTTGATATATTTCTCTCATAATTATTGATCATATCCTAAACCAATTCCTCCGCGCACTTTGCTGGATTGTTCTTCTTGCAAATCTTTGTAGACTCCTTTAAAAGAAGCTCTGATATCATTAAAACTTTTAGCAGCTGCAATTAGAGAGTTAAAGTTTCCATCTCTACCAGTTGTAAACTGACTTGTTTCCATATATTTACCTAATCTATCTAGCATAGATGCAATACCTTTATATGCTCTTGATGTTGGTGTTTCATACATTCTTTGACAGAATAGTAAACCAATAGCAATGTCATCATCTTCTGTAGAAAACTCTGCTTCTATTTCTTGAAGTATAATAGATTCTTTATCTATTTCAGGTGTATTAAAAAAAGGATTCATATCTGGATTAGGACATGTCATGTAAAACAAGTACTGGTAAATCTTTAAGTGTTCATCTGGATAATTATCCATAATATCTTTTAAAGCTTTCAGTGTATAACAATGTTCTGTTGGTATCACAGTACCATTCTGAACATCAAACAATCTTACTATCATTTTCTTTTAAATATATTAGTATTAGACTTTTTTTTGGTTTTAACTATTGTATTTTTATAAATAAAAACAAGAGCATTTATTAATGAAGTTGCTTTATATTCCTCATAATATATATGATGTTTTAAAAGAACTGACCACTTTGATTTTTTTGAAATATCATAATTAGTAAACTCAGCATCTTGACCTGTAGAAGGAATTTTATATAAATTTTTTACTAAAATATATTTAGAAAATTTCCATTTTACATTACCTACAAGAATTATATCTTTATAAAAATTAAAAAATTGTATCATAATTATTTCTTTTTAATTACTATTTTGTTGTCTTTGATATAATGCATTAAAGCATTAACCTCATCTACAAGATACGGAATTACCATGGGGATTACTTCTTTTATTACAGGATCTCCATTGTGATTTAGTTTAATTACTGGATATCCATATTCATCTTCTGAATCAACTTCAAACACAACATGATGAATAAACATTTTTCCTGGTTTTAATTTTGGATTATGTTTAAGCATAATGTACATGTAGATGCTTAATTGGATTGCATAATGATTAAAGTTACAATCATCTAAACTATCTAATGGAAATTGTAATTTGTCTGAAGCTCCTTCCCAGTTTACAAAAGATTCTTTCTTAATCTCTTTGTTTGTCTTGTAGTCAATGATATTTATTTTACCATTCACTACCTCAACTAAATCTGACTGACCACATATACCTGCAGATTTAAGATAAACCATATGTTCAGGATACACTCCTTCTTCCAGCTTCTGATTAGGTGCAAGTTTTATACCGCTTTCTGTTGTTTCATTAGGAATAAATATTGGTATATTCTTCCCATCAACTTCAAGAGATGATAATGCACAAAGATCTGCTTCTCTTTGATTATGGTAATATGTTCCCATAGTAACAGCTCTTTCAGATTCAGTTTCCCAAATCTCTTGTATTTTCTTTGGATCAATACCAAACCATTTAGATCTTTTATTCTTAGAAACTTTTGCAGCAATAGACTTAGCATCAAAAGGTTTTTTAAAGTGAGCAACTAATGTTGTTACACTTATCCAATTGAGTTTATCTTCAGCTGTTAAGCTTTTATAAGTATGATCTGTTGCACTAAAGTATATACTCATCTTATTTAAGATTATCTAGTTTATCCTCATCTTCTTCTGATATTAATGCTTTCCATCTCAAGTCTGGACAACTTGATGATAAAGATCTTGTTTTAAAAGAAAGTGAGCAACCACATAAATTACAACAAGGTTGTGTACCAGGCATAATACATGATTTGCCTTCATCATCTCTTTTTACACAAATATTGCATTCAGCCATTCTTGCTGCTGCTATCTCTTCAACAAACTGATCTCTAATGATGGTATTTTTAATCCCCTCCATTATTTCTTTCCGGTGTTTCCAGATGTTTTGAAATGTACTCATTTTTAATAGTTTTAAAATTATTCTTTTTTTCTTCTTCTTTTAAAATGATAATGTCTAGTTCTTTTAATAATTCAATTTTAGACTCTAATTTCTTTTTATTAAAGTAAGCATTAAATGTAGATGTATCATGGCTTTTAAGTTTTCTTTCTGCTTCACTTATACCTCTTCTTACATTATAGGCTTTACATACAAATTGACCTAACCCATCTACATTAATTCTAGGATGTACAAGATTTGATAATTTTTGTCTTAAATTCTTGTACATGAACTCTACAAGATCCTCAATTAAATATTCACTAATACTTAACTCTTCTGAAAGAGTTTTATACAGGTTGTTTGTTTTCTTCGGATTCATAACCTAATAATTTATAATCAAGAAGTATTGTCCCTGTTGTTTGAATTTTTAAATTTGGATTAAGCATAACTTGTTTTTTATTATTTGGATCTTTAATTACCAATCCAATTTTTTCAGATTTGTTAATACAGTTTCTTACTGTCTGTGGGGATTTAAAAATCCAATCTTCTTCAGAAGATGCATCATAACAAAAATGAGTTAATTCTACTGGTTGATTAAAACTTAATAATGTCAAACAATTTAAATCAGAATCACTCATTACTACACGGTTAATGTAGCAATGAGTTAATATCTGAAACTTAACCACATCCCATTTAGGCATCTTCACCTTTTTCTGAACTTGGTTAACTGTTGCCATACTTATGATTTTTTAAGTTTTCTCTCTGCTGTAGGAGTAGGTTCTTCTGACGGTAATCCTTCTTCTTCACCATCACCTGTTTCTTGCTCTTGTTGAGCAGCCATAATGTTAGCCCACTGAATTTGAATAGTAGCTCTCTTAAATCTTGCTTCCTCAATTTCAGTTAACAGCTTTTCATACTTAGCTTGTGCTTCTAAATAAGGATGTGACTCTGTGTAGAACTGCTTCATTTCTTCCTTTCTTGCAGCTAACTCTTCTTGAGTCAATTCTCTTTCTTCTGTTACATTTTCCATTTTTATATTTTTTAAGTTTAAACAAAAATACAAATAAAGTTTAAATCTAAAATATTTAAAATAAAAAAAATCCAGATGTACAAACACCTGGATTATTGTAAATTCATTATGTAATATGAATTACCTATTTTTAATTGTAAAATTTAATATGGTTAAACAATAAAACATTCTAGTTTTATCAATTTCAATACTGAATACATCAATGCTAGATATTCTTAATTTAATTATTAATTTATCCCATTGTTTATTTGGTGACTTCCAATTATTTCTAAATTTCATATTTCAAATTCATTTAATAAAACATAAGTAACTTTCTTTTGTGGTTTCACAAGTTTAATTATTTCTAAATGTTTTTGTTTATTATTTACCACCTGACAACCTGCAGACCAAGTTTCAATATTTTCTTGAATACCTTTAAAATTACTATCATAAGTAGCAGCATGGAAGTTAATACCAAAACCAGAACCTTTAGTAGGAATTCCATACTCTTCTGATTTTTTATTTTTGTTTCCATCTCGGAATACAATAAAGTTACCTACTTGTTTTAAAGCTGGCATTTTTCCTAAATGTAAACCATAAGCCCATACATCATAATACCACTCATCAGATTTAACTAAAGCAGCACCTGCTTTATTGTATTTAAGAAAACCACCTTCCAGAATTGGTGTACCAGGATTAGTTGTACCAGATACAACCATTATAAAAAGTTCACCATTAAATAAATAAAATTTATCATCAAATTTATTTGGAGCATCTTCATTAGATCTTATTCCAAGTATCCAATAACCTTGTGGAATATTTTTAAATGATGGTAAAGATTTTACTTTAGCAATTAATTGCTGATCATTATAAGTTCTTACGTTTGTCATACTTTAATTTTTAATGAGCAACTTGAGAATCATCAACTGTTAGTTGAGACATAGCGGCAATTAAACTACCACCAAATGCAGCGTAGCCACCTGCTGTAATAATTGCTATTGGCAAACCTACCGGAGCTGTTATTAACACTGTTCCTACAGCAGACAACACTAAACCTATACTTTGTACTTTTTTCCAAAACTTAGGTGTAGGTGCTAAAAATCTTTCTTTGATTGTTAATTTTTTCATAATGTTTATTTTTTAATTATCAGTGCTTTTACAGCATCTGAAAGTTCACTAACATTTTTTGCAAGATTTTTAATTTCAAGCTGAGTCAGTTCTTGTATAGCTTGATACTTTAACTGATTTTCTTGTTGTACTAACTCAATTTTTCCTTTAAGTTTTCCAAGTTCTTCACTTGTTTTAGTGTGATGATTTAATAACAATTCAATGTCTTTTCTTGTATCATTATAAGCATTCCTTAAAAAGAAACTAAACAGAGTAATAACAGTACCTGCTATAAATAATATTAAGGTTAATGTTGAAGCATCCATGTACAATAAGTTTATAAAAATATATATAATAATATACAAAAAATTTTAAAATAAACCTATAAAAAATACTGTTCTCTAACCTCTATAGGAACATTATCCATCTCCTGAAACTTCTCAAATAAGATAGGTCTTTGAGTAATAGCTAATTCATAAATTTCATCTAATGCGGCTTGTTCATTTGGGTATGTGAAAAAACTTGCAATGTAGTCTGATATCTCTGGATCAGATGGTCTTAAACAAACATTAGCCTCTAAATCGGGCTCTATGTAATAACTTGTTGATAATGTAAACTGTTTCATAATTATAAAGAATAAACACCTAATCTATAAACATCAAATTGTCCTGAATTGGTAACACCACCTGCTGATGTACCCATAGTTCTTGCACCATAAAAATTTAAAGCTGGTGCTGGTAAATTATCATATATTGTTCCTTGTGCAATAGCTCCTGTTTGTTTATTTATTATTCTATAGTTAACTTCACTTGAATTTGGGGCATTATATAAGTAACAACTATAGATTGCTGTGATATCAGCATCTACTGTTCTATTTGAAGGAAATGAAGAACCTAAATCAACTTTTGTTGCTATACCTGATGCGTTATTGTGCATTATTTGTAAGTTGGCATCTCCTGAATCATTTGCAAATGCAATAATATTTACCAATGAAGAAGGTTGGTCATTTGCTGCACCACCTATAACCAAGTCAGATGCTGATGAAGCAAGACCCCAAAAGTTGTGTGTACCTGTAGCAAATGCTGAATCTTTAATATTAAATTCACCTGTAAATAAAAATCCTCCTGAAACATACCATAATAAAGCAGACCCTCTTAGTCCAGAATATCTACCTGTTGCTACTATGCTTGCTGTTACACCCAGTCTAATACTTCTTGTTGCAAATGAAACAGCTGAAATTGCTCTAGCAACGGTAGTACCACTTGTAGCTAATGTTACACCTGCTACAGTATCAACTGTTGTAGAATTATTTCTAAATGTACTACCTCTCCAAATTCCATTAGAACTAACTTTGTAATTAAATGTATTCCAATCTTCTAAACTTAACCAACCATCAAATGTAGAAGTTGATTGTCCAAGCTTATATTTAATACTTTCTAAAGTTTCATCACCTGTATTTGTACTACTTAAATTAGCAGCATAGATATCCCCTATAAAAGTATCACCATTTATGCTTGCCGGAGTAAATCCAAGTGCAGCTTGTTTATTATTAAAAGTAGTCCAATCAGTTGAAGTTAAATATCCATCTGTAGAAGTGGTTGCAATACCTAACTTAGTTTTAATTGTTGCTGTAGTCTCATCACCAGTATTTGTACCTGATAGGTTTGTTGCAAAGATGGGACCAGTAAAAGTATCACCAGCTTTATTTGCCGGAGTATATCCTAAAGCAGTAAATATATTCCAAGATGTTCCATCTGAATAATAGTAACTCCCATTATGATACACTATTCTTTTAGTATTTGCACTTGCTAAATTAGTTGTAATATCTAATGTATCAGCTCTTAAATTATTGATGTTATTACCTTGCATGTTAACATCAACAAAAAACTTCTTGTCCGCCATATTATTATTTTTTACAAATATAGTGTATTTAAAAAAACCCACCCCTATTATGGAGTGGGTTTAGTTTATTATTTTTTATAGTTAATTATCTAGAAACACCAACTACTGTTTCAGAAGTAGGAATAAAATTAGAAATAATAGCTATTTCATTAGTGTCATTCACCGCCCAGAAAAATTCTACACTACCTAAACTCTGAACTATTGTAGTAACTTTAGGTGCATTTGTACCTATATTGTGTAATACAGTAAGTTTATAACCAAAACCAGGAATAAGTTCCCAATCTGCTGTACTAAAGGTTGCCTCATAAAATTGTGCATCAGTATAATCATTAGCATTAGATTCAGCTGTTGCAGCAGTAGTATCAACATACTCTTTGTTAGCTGCATCTCCGTCATTGGTTGGAGCTGGTAAGTTGGTAATAGAATGTGAATCTGCATTTAAAGTTTTAAGTACTTTAATTTCTGAAAAACCTGCTTTTGCATCTAAGTTTTCCGTATAAATAGTATCAACATTATGAAGTTTATTGCCATTCAAATCAATAGCACCAGACATAGTACCACCAGCTAAATCTAATTTAGCAGCAAGTCCAGTATCAGTGTAAGCATTAGCATCAGTTAATGCTTGAGCAGCAGATCCAGCAGCATCATAGTTAGGAGCTAATGAATCAGCGTAAGCTTCAGCAGCAGCTTGTGCAGCATCTGCTTTTGTAGTAGCGTCAGCAGAAGCAGTAGCTTCAGCGTTAGCTTGTGCAGTTGAAGCAGCATCATCAACATAAGTCTTATTAGTAGCATCACCATCATTTGTTGGTGCTGGTAAGTTGATAATTTTTTGCGTGTTTAGTGCATTAATATCACTAGATAATTTTACATCAGGACCATAATATTGACCTATATGGTCTGTGTTTAAGTAAGGAGAATTTAATGAACCTCCATCTTCCGTAAATAAATTTGTTATATTTGTAATATTATTATTACCCATATCAATACTACCACTCATAGTACCACCTGACTTGCTTAACTTATCGTTAATAAGAGGAACAACATGGTCATCAATTTTACCTTGTAATGTAGCTGGAGTAATAACAACTGCACCACCTTCTGTACCTTCATTAGCTTCTGCTTGTGTAGCTAAACGAGAAATACCATCAACTGAATCAGTAGCAACAACTATGTTACCTTGTAAAATCAACCAATCAGAAAGAGTAGTACCAGCATTATCAACTTTAGCAACAATTGAATCACCAACTTGTACAGACTCTCCTAAGAAAGTACCTGCAGCAGTTACTGCCCAAAAGAAACCTTTTAATGCTGATCCATCAGTAATATCAGGAGTGTTTGTTGTTGGATCATATCCACCTTGGAAGATCAAACCACCTGTTACTGCTGAAATATCAGATAAGTTAGCAACTTCTTTAGTAGCTGTACCATCAAAATATTGTAATCTATGTGCTGCTGAATCATATCCAAAAGCACCTTCTGTAGAACCAATACCCGTGTTAGTTCCAATTTTTGCGTTAGTTAACGCACTACCTTGTAGATTAATGTCTACAAAAAACTTTTTTTCTGCCATTTTGTTTTGTTTTTAGTTTAATTAGGTTATAATATAATATACAATTTAATTTTATTAATTACAATAAACATACCCAGAAACTGGAATATTTAATGTTATGTTTACAGTATTATTATCTATCCAGTCAATCTGAGCAATGATTTCATTCTTATCTTCATCAACTACTTGTACAGAACATTTAGTATTTAGATTATGATTAACAATCCATAGAGTTTCTGGAACAGATTGAGTATGTACATAACTTATATCTGGAAGTGAATTTACAAGATCAAATTCACCAGATACAGGATTGTATTTATTTTTCATACCGTTATTTCTATTTTGCATAACTATGAATATTGAATTTGTGTTACATTTCCATTTACATCATAGGTGAAAGTTTCAATAATAGTTTCTACACCATATTCGGTAGTTCCTGTATGGGTAACACTTGTAATATCATTATCACCATTGTAAGCTAAAACTCTATTATAATTTGATGCTCCTTGAATCCTACCTATTTTAGATATTGAATTCTTTTTAATTATTTCTACAAATGCCTCAACTATTAAGAGAGTTGTTTCTGTAGCAGCCCCACCTGGAGGTGCAATACTGGAAATACCATCTACTATTTGTTGAAGGCCTAGTAAGGTTTTCATTTGATACGGATAATTATTTCCTTGATTTCCGGTATCTTTTAAGTTTCCTATTGACATTATTTCTATTTTTTAATTAAACTGATTTCTGATTTCTATAAGAACATTATTTAATTGCTTTATGAATATAATGTACAAGCAAATCTAATTGCCGTAGCAGTACCTGTTGGTGATGCGGGCATAGTTGTTATGTTTGCTGTATTACTTATTCCAAATATAGCATCAGAAATTCCTACATCATATATTGTTCGCCAGCTAGTTCCATCTGCATAGTAACCTACAACAAGATTTTCACCAACTACTAAGTTTAATGTCTGTCCTACTTCTGCTGTAAGAGATATTTCATTTGGACCAAGGCTGCAGGTTAAAGATCCTTGACCTATTAATGTCATTGACCCACCCAAAGTTCCTCTATAAATTCCAAATCTAACTAAGTCTGTTCCGGAAAAACCCCACATTTTTACTTTAGATATAGTTCCTGTAACAGTACTTATTGTTTGATAATAATACTGAGTAGATGCTGCAGTTGGCGCAGTGTCAGCAGAAGATACATCTTGAGGTGAAAAGGCAACAGGTATTGCCGCCCAGTTAGCATACCCAGTGCTTCCATCTACACATTTTAAATACTTACCTGTTCCTTCTGTTCCATCAATTATTTGAATTCCATAATTTGCTGTTGCTCCAGTTGCAGTAAACTTACCACCTATATTTAAACCAGGTGTACCAAAGCCATCAGCAGTTGCTTGACCTTCAACACCAACATTATTATAACCACCCGAAGAAGAAATACCAAAAACACCTCTTCCACCATTAGTAATTCCATAAACACCGTATGTAATTCTTGTTGCTGAACCAGCTACTAAATTAGAATCTCCGTATAAACCATGATAAGTACCATTTGCTAATGTAAAGTTTATATCACCATAAACACCAACACTCAATCCGGAAACACTTAATCCACGGCTTTTATTACTTTGTATTAGAAATTGTATTGTTGCACTAGGAGTTGTACCAATAGATAGTGTAGTCCCATCATCTTGAATTAAAGAATTACCAAGTGCTGTTCCTGTAGGTGTCCATTTAGTTAAATAATTATTTGTTCCTGAACCAGTAATTGATCCAGATACATCTGCTGTTGTAATATTTGCCCAGTTAGCTTGTCCTGTTGCTGTTACTGATTTGAGAAATTTACCAGAAGCTTCTGAACCATCTACTAACTGTACAGAATAGTTTGCTGCTCCACCATATGCTTCAAATTTACCACCTGTGTTTGTAGCCAATGCAGGAAGTTCAGTTTGAAAAGCTTTACCATACACACCTGTATTACCACCAAAACTATCATTACTAGATTCACCATAAACACCTGTACCTCTTGCTGCATAAGCTGCAATAGCAGTACTAAAATCACTAAATGTACTTGCAACAACAGCATTAGAAGAAGATGTAACATTTATACCATAAAGATTGCTAAGACCTGATTGTATTGAAAGGATTGTATCTGCAACATATGTACCACCTATATTAGCTCTAGTTCCATTATCTTCAAACAAACTATCACCAAGTGTTGATCCACCAGTCCATTTTGAAAGTTTATTGATTGTACCTGAACCATCTACTTTATTATTAAAAGTTGTCCAATTAGCTGAACTTAAAGCACCTCTATTAGTAGCTGATGCTGTTGGTAAGTTAAACGTGTGTGTAGTTCCACTTGATACTATTGCAAAATCTGTACCTGTAGTACCTACTCCTAAATTTTGAACTTGAGCTGTTAAGCCGTTTAATGCAGTTAAACCAGTTGAAAATGTAGTTATTATCTGACAAAGATGGCTATCCTCTGTATGCAATTTTATAGTCCTACCACTATGTGTTACATAGATACGGACAGCTAATCTATCAGTAGCTAATAATGTTGTTTGCGGCACAGCTAATGCACTGATGTATAAATCTATTACTGTTCCACCTGTTATTCCTTCAGGATTTGCTGAATTACTTGCAATTAAAGATAAGGTAGCCCCATCCCATTTATATAATTCAACATAAAATGAAGGTGTACCACCGCTACTTGAAGCACTAAAATAAGTTTCAAAATTCCAATTTCCTCCCGGTATTTCTAATAAACCTGGTACACCAATATCTGTAATAAATGATTGAATATAACCATTGGCATTTATTGTAAAATCTGTTCCAGCACCTAACACTGGTGTTCTATCTACTTGTTTAAATGCAACACCACCAAGTGTACCTTGTGAAACTGAACCGTTTAAATATAATGATAATGATGCCCCACCACCTGTTGATCCTGGAAAATTAGCAAGTGTACCATCTCCTCTAATATATTGACCAACAGTTCCAGCTCCTGTTACACCTATTATACCAGATGAAATAATTGGTGAATTAGTTACTGTAAATGCAGACGGCATTGATAAACCAACACTAGATACACCCATAGGTGCTCCATTAATAGTGACTGTTACATCATTACCTATAGTTGATGCAGTAACACCAGCACCAACAAAATCAATACTAGAGACATCTGTAGTGAGTATTGTTGATTCTTCTGAAATAGCAATTTTTTTCTTTATATTTATTTCTGTACTCATACTATGAATTATAAATTATTATCAACTCTGTTCCTGTACCATTATAAGTAAAGGTACCAGTTGTATAATAATTATTTATTGCATCTGCACTAAAACTAAAACTTTCTCCTGGCTTAATTGTACTACCTAAGAATGTACCATTTGCTGCTCCTACATTAGAAACTGAAAGGCTGTAAGTTTTTACAGCAACAGTACCTGATCCAGTAACTCTAAGAAAACCTGGAGTTCTTGCTACACCAGCTTGATCAGAAGCAAGAACAACAGCCAAACTATTAGACATAGTATCTTGACCAAGAGGATTAACAATAGTTACATTTCCACTTCCACCACCAGCAACAGTATCAATAATACCCTGTAAACCTTGTAATACTTTATATTGGTATGGAAAGTTATTACCTAAATTCCCAGTATCTTTTAAATTTCCAATTGACATGATATAAAAATTTAGACTATGTATTAATATACTTAAAAAAATTAACAAAAACAAAAAACCCCAGAAGTTAATCCAGGGTTTGTATAAGTCAAGTTAAATTTATTCAGCTACTTCTAATTTTAATTCCTCAACAGGAACTAAATTGTGAACTACATTTAATGCTACTAATATTTGATTAGTATCTGCTAATGTATAAACTCCTTTTAATGTAGCTGCGTTTAATGCTTGCTCAATTGTTTTAACTGCTTCAGTTGGTGTCATAGTAAATTTATTTAGTTTATGGTTTAGATTGTAAATATATAAAATTTATTATTTATATTAAACCTTCCAACTCAGTTTTTTGTGCCGGAGTTAATGCAGTTGCAAACCATTCTTTACCTAACATAATAGCAATGTGATCCACATTACGTGTTACAGTTGCTGTTTCTTCTTCAGATAGTTCTGCTTTTGCTTTTAACTCAGTAATTAATGCTACACTATCATAAGCTGCTAATACAGACTTTGCCGCTTGTTCAGCTGTTACTTCTTCTTTAAATTGTTCTACTGACATTTTATTTTTATTTAAATTATTAAAGTCTTACACCTTCTATTGCAAATGTTGTTTGATTGTAATATAAATATGTATTTCCTGCTATAGCTCCGTTAGGTACAGTAATTGCTGTTGTTGCTGCGGATCTATTTGCATAAGAAGGTAATGTAACATTAGCAAATACAGTTTGTCCATCCAATGTTCCATTTTTATGAGCTGCTTTACCAAATGCATTTACATTATTTGCGGATGCTCCCATTCCTGCTTCTTCACCAAAGAAATTTGAATTACTTGAATTAGTGGCTTGGTATCCAGCATTGGTACCAAAGAAGTTTGAATGTTGTGTAAACCATGCGCGTGTACCTGCATTTTTACCTAAAAAATTTGAATGAGAAATCTCATCACCTTGTTTTCCTGCTTCAAAACCAAGAAAATTGGAATAAGCTCCACCTGTTGAACTATGACCAGCCAAGTTACCTATCATTACTGCGTGTGCTGCATTAGGTGCCCCACTACCAGCAGATTGACCTGCAAAAAAAGAGTGTATTGCATTTCTTGCATTTGTTCCTGCATTATAACCTAAAAAGGTAGAATAATTTGGAGAACTATTTGGTTGAGATTGCGCTCCAGCTCCATTTCCAATACAAATTAAACCTTCAGTGTTTGTATTTGCTCCAGCATTAGCACCAAATAAAGTATTATGCTGAGAAGTATTAAATGGCCCTGCAGCAGGAGTAACAGAGTATAAACTTGTACCCACACTGTTTATTACAGTTGGTGGTGTTGGAACTAATGTTAAAAAATCAGTTACTGATATAGCACCAGCTAAGTATCCATCATCTCTCTTAGGATCTTTAAGACCCACAGGTACTAATGTATTTGCACTATCAACAGTAGAAACTGTTCTACCATTTCTAGTCCATGATATGAAATTAAGTATGTCCATGATTTATATATATATTTTTTATTAAGCTAATAAAATTTTTCTTGCTACACCATTAATTCTAACATTCCATACTCTAGATGAAGTATTTACTTCAGTTGCTACAGAACCTGCATTATAAGTTGTACTACCTATTACAAATTGATTATTTGCAGTAGCTGTTGCCTCTGCTCCTAAAATAACACTTCCTGAAAAATTTTGAGAATCTGCATAATAACCTACTGCTACATTATAAGCACCTGTTTGACAAAAAGACATTGCAAATTTACCAATACCAATATTATTATTACCAGTAGTTAATCTGTAAAATGAATCATTTCCTATAGCAATATTGTTACTTGCTGCTGAAAAACCAGGTTGTAAGGCACTATAACCAATTGCTATATTTCCAGTTCCTTCATTAAACTGAGCTGCTGAATAACCTATTGCTGTATTACCATTACCTGTACAACGTTCTAAAGCATTATAACCAATAGCCGTATTAAGAGAACTAACTGTACTATTAGTCATTGCACTATAACCAACAGCTATATTACCACTACCAGTAGTATTTCTATCTAATGCTGTACTACCAATAGCTACATTATTAGTACCGGTTGTATTAGATCTTAATGCATTAACACCAAATCCAATATTATCAAAGCCTGTAACATTAGAATTTAAAGCATTATATCCAATTGCAATATTGTCATTACCTGTAGTATTGTTTTCAAGAGAATTGCAACCAATTCCTACATTACTTTCTCCAGTTGTAACACTAGATAAAGCATCTTCACCAAATGCAATATTACAATTTGTATATGTTGGGGTTATTTGAGATTTTAAATCTCCAAAAGTTACACCTAGTATATTACCTTGTAAGCTGCTACCTATTGATAAAGGTAACACAGCATTATCTGGTATTGTCGCTATAATATTTTGAGTAGTTATAGGATACCCAAAATTTAATTGTCCTAAGAAGCTCATAATTAATAAACTATAAATAATTGGCCTGTTGAAGTTCTGTAAAAATCTCCTTTTTTTAAACCACCTGCTAATGCTGCTGTATTATTAGCATAAACATTATTGTTTACTTGATTTAGTAAAAAATTAATATGTCCAAATTTTATTAAAGACATTTGACTTTCTGAAGTTAAAAACTCATCTGGAGATTGAGGTATAAATTGTTGTGGCATAATTTCTAAATTTTAAAGGTTACATAATAATATACAAAAAATTTTGCACAAAAAAAAGCCTTTGGAATAATTACCAAAGGCTCAATATAAACAAATAATATTATTACATAAATAATCCTAACAGAAATGCAATAGCTAACATCAACACTAATATACCATTTGCATTTTTAATAGATTCTTCATCTTCTTGCCAAACATTATACATTCGGTTAAACTTAGGTTTCCTTATCTTATCTTGTACTTGAAACATTACAAATAATAAAAGTAATGTTAATGTGTAGATTGCATATTTCATAAACTATCAATTCTTCTTCGCAAATATACTAAAGCTTTTTCTAAATCTTCTTTTGTTTTTGCAGGATCTTTTTTACCAGCACGAGCAATATACTTAATAACATTACCAAGATAAAAGTCTTTGTCCAGATTCCAAGCTTCCAATACATTAAATACCTCATACGCATTCCCAGCTCCACCATAATGTATAGGTCTCACAGCATGTAACTTATCACATAGTAAGTTTTTTCCTGTTTGATTTGGTTCATATACGGCACCTACTGTAGGAGTGTTTGCTTCTTTCATTCTTTCCTTTAGTATTTGGTTTCTTGTATTAATCTTATATTCTTCGTAGTCCATACTTAGTATTTAAAAGCAATGTCAAACTCTTTTACTAACAACTTCATCTCTTCACCTACTATGATTTTCTCAGCAGATTCTAATCCAAAAGCTTGTACATACACTTTGTCACCCACTTGAACTTTTTCTACTTCATCACCCACGGCAAATACTTCAAGTTCTGTCCATTTTTTAACAGCATCTTTTTCGCGTTCTGCTTCTTGTGCTGGGCTTAATTCAATGATTGCTTTTTCAATAACCGGTACATTGATTAAGATTCTTTTTCCAAATAATTGTTTCATGGTTTTTTTATTTAAACGTGATTACTTTTACTACTGCCATTTGTGCACTTACTAATTCTCCTACAGCATGATCAAATAGTAAACTTTTAATTGGGTTACCCGTACTAGATGTATAACTGTCTTTAAGAATGTTTGCAATCTCAGCATATAATTCTTTTACTTTAGCTACACCAGCATCATTACTTGGGTTGAATTCTATTCCTACTAATTGCTCACCAAATGAAAGCAGCTTAGCTTCATTAACATTAATAATTCCTTCTGGAATACTTACTACTGTTTCACTCATTACTTTTTAGATTTGATTATTACTAAATGATGAAGCCATCCCTTTAAGACTTCAATTTTTGCTTTGTTACTTGTTTTGCTCATCTGCTTTACTATATGTTAATTTAAATATGTCCGGTTTACATGGATAGAATTCATCATTGATTCCTTTAATAATAAAGTCACTTATGCTTGCTCTCATGTTACCTTCAAGCGTAAATATAAATAAAAATTCATTATGTAAAAATTCACAGTGTTCTCCTACAAACTCTTGGATCTCTTCATTGTTAGAACCATTCCATTGTATAGCCTCAATAACTACAGGTTTTTTTATATACCTCATTTCAACTCAACTCTTTTTACATTTACAAAAGACTCTTCATATTCATCTTGAGTATATACAGATATTTCTCCAGAGCTTGATTTCAATATATAATTACCTGGCAACACTTTTTTAGGACCCTGTTTAGCAGCAACAAATAAAGTTAAAACCTTGTTGCTTATTACAAACTCAGCACTATGTGCAAACTTAAATACTTCTTCTCTGTCACCTTCAGTATATCTTAAAGCATCATAATACTCAGGTTTCTTCATACATCTTTGAATCATCACGCATCAAATTTATTGTTCATAAAATTTATTGGTAGCTTTTCTTCAGGTTCTATGTCATCATACTCACGTATGAGTAATTCAAACTTAACCTTTTCTAATAAACCTACTAAAACTGGAATAGCTGCACTATCAACATTTCCAACTTTAACTTCAAAATTATTATTACTAGTTATTACTACTTCAATAATTGTTACAGGTTCTCGCTTCTTCATATACCAACAAATATATAAAAATTATTTACTAAAGAAACCTTTTTTAGGTTGTTCTTTTTTATCAAACCCTAACTTTGCAATAATCTTGTTAGCCTCTTCTTCAGCAAAGGTTACAGCTTCCTCTTCTTTATCCTTGATATTATAGTTATCTAAAAGTATAGCCATGTGCATAGTTTCATGCATAACAGCTGTACATTTTTCTGTAAGAGAGTATCTACTAAACGTACCAAGATTAATAAACAAGAAAGGTTTGTATGGAGCTTTAGCAGTTAGTTTCTTATCCCGCGGATCATAATTATTCCACCCATAGATATATACACCGTTACCAACAGTCTTATCTACTTCTTCTGCCTGAGCATCTTTACGGTTTAACCCGTGCATTTCTTCTACTCCATAATAATCAAAAGGTTCTGTTGCATCTTTACCAACAAGGAGAACATATTTCCCCATATCTATCTTTTTCATGTAAATAATTTTTGATACACAAATTTAAAACAAAAAACCCAGATAGTAATCTCTGGCCAAGAGAACTTTTCTGGGTGTTGCTAACAGTTATACTTTACAGCTTTCCTGCGCAGAGAAGGCCAGAGAGTAAGCGAGCAGATCTTACGGTATGCCCTCCTGGCACTGAGCCTATAGATACTATCTACAGGGGAGGTATGATAAAGAAAAACCCTGGCGAACCAGGGCTTGACATTTTAGGCAAATTTGGAAACAGGCCTATAAGCAAAAACACATACAAATGTAACAACTTTTCCTACACCACATAATTTTTTTAATAAATTTTTTGAGTTGCTTATTTAACCCCCCATGTTACCAAGTAGTAACTTACCCCCTGGTAACTTGATTTGGGTATTGGGAAATGTTGTATGTAGGAGATGGTGGTGACCCCCCTATTCCAAGCCCCCCGGCCTGCGCCACTAGCCTCCCACCCCCCATGCTTTGAGAGAGCTAACCCTTGAATCAAGAAATATAATAAACTTTTTCTTGACAGAAAAAGAACTAACCCTTATCTAGAACTAAATATAAAATTTAGAAATCATGGATAAAAAAGACAGGTTGTATACTTTCAGATGCAAAGTGTGCAAATCACAGCAAGATTGGGGATTCTTATTGATTGTTGTAGGCTTTGAAAATAAAGCCTTTACAATCAACAAGAACTATGCTACAAAGTGTGGTATGGTTCTTAATAGAATATATGATGTTACTGCAACCTTGAAAGAGGT